ACGCTGGAACTTGGGGTAATAAGACAAATGTAAATTTACAACTTATTGAACAAATTTCTGGTGGTTTTACACAACAAGCATTAACAAGTGGTGGAACTGTTACATTAACGAGCACTGATGGAGGAACAGGAGATGTTCTTGCACACAGAATGATAGAGTTTACTGGATCTTTATCTGGTAACGCAGTGGTAACAATTCCAAATGATGTTCAAAATTTTTATATATTAAAAAATTCAAGTACAGGATCTTACACAGTTCAATTTAAATATGCTACAGGATCTGGAGACAGTTTTACTTTTGGAGCTACGCAAAAGAAAACAGCTATAATTTTTGCATCTGGTAACCCAGATACAACAAATCCTAAAATGATTGAGATTCAAACAGGTGGAGATGTTGTTGATGATACATCACCACAATTAGGTGGCGATCTAGATACAAACGATTTTAATATTGCATTTGATGATGCACATGGAATTAATGATGAGAATGGAAACGAACAAATAGTATTTCA